TCTCATTAGTCGTTGATAAAGCTAACTATTTTGCCTTTAAAATCGACGATATCGAGGAAGCCCATTCCCATGTTAATTTCATGGATCTTGCAACCAACCGTGCAGCTTATCGTTTGGCTGACCAGCACGACCAAGAAGTTCTTGGTTACTTGGCTGGCTACAAGCAATCAGCTTTGCACACAGATGCCGATACTGTCAATGACCAAGTAAACGGCACTAAAGCAGTAACTACTGCCGGTTCAGATGAATTGCTTTCAAGCATGAAACTGAAAAAAGGTGACTTTGGTAACATTACAACAGGCTCTGCTGGTGATCACTCGATTCCAGTTGCAGCACGTTTGCCTGGTGCCACAGCCCTTCCAACAGCATACGCTTCACCAGCAATGGTTGTTGCTCGTATGGCTCGCCTCTTGGATCAACAGCAAGTTGATACTCAAGGAAGGTGGCTGGTAGTTGACCCAGTGTTCATGGAAGTACTTCGTGACGAGGATTCACGCCTCTTTAATTCAGACTTCGGTGAAGCAGGTGGACTACGTAATGGTCTGGTCTTGAATAACTTCCACGGTTTCCGTGTATACACTTCAAGCAACCTGCCTTCAGTTGGTACTGGTTCTGCAACCACAGGTACAGCAAACCAAAACGCTAACTATGGGGCGATTGTAGCTGGTCATGATTCTGCTGTAGCAACTGCTGAGCAAATCAACAAGACTGAAACTTACCGTGACCCTGACAGCTTCGCTGACATTGTTCGTGGTATGCACCTTTACGGTAGGAAGATACTTCGCCCAGAAGCTCTTGTTACTGCTAAATACAACTTGGCATAAGGGAGTATTAACCAATGGCTTTACAAGCTCCAGTTCGTATTGAGACTGCCGTGATTGCTCACGGTAGTCTTACAACTAGCTCAACTCACGAAATCGGTGTAGTTCCAAACAATTGTGTGGTTCTTGCTGCTGGCTCTGAGTGTACTGCTGCAGCCACTGTCGGTGGTGCTAACGCAGTAAGCTACGGTGTAACAGGTGGTGACGTTGACATGCTTGGTACTGCTGATATTAATGGCGCTAAAACATTAGGTGCCACTACTACCACAGTAAACGGCATCACAAATGTCACAACTGCTGATACGACCATTACTGCATTGCTTGCAGGTTCAAATGCTCCTTCAGCAGGTTCTTTCCAGTTCTTTGTAGTATATGCCCCAATGGGTGCTACTAAAGCTGCTGCGGAAGTAGACCGTGATACACTTGCATAAGTGAAATAACTTTTGGGGCTGCTTTCGGGTGGCCCCTTTAGGCTATTTTAAGGGAACACAATGGCATATAATTACTTAGGTCTTACAAACGAAGTTCTAGCTAGGTTTAATGAGGTAGCTTTAACTGAAGCTGGCTTTGTATCTTCTCGTGGATTTCAAACACAGTGTAAGAATGCTGTAAACGATGCCATTAATTATATTAATACTCGTGAATACAGTTGGCCTTATAATCATGCCACACAAACAGAAACACTTGTAGCTGGTACGACTAGGTACAACATACCTGCTACAGCTAAGCATGTAGATTATGATACCTTTAGAATTGTAGAAGACTCTTCTTTAGGTGCTCAAGGTAGATCACTAACTATTTTAGACTATAAAGACTATTTAAATAAGCACATCGAACAAGAAGACAGATCTGATATGGGTAGTGTACCTACTCATGTATTCAGAACCCCAGATAATAATTTTGGTTTATACCCTTACCCAGATAAAGCTTACTCACTAAGGTTTGAGTACTACGTTTACACAACTGCTTTAAGTGCGGCAACAGATGTTCCTACGATACCTGAGCAGTACCGCCAGGTTATTGTAGACGGGTCTACAGCTTTTGGATATCAGTATCGAGGAGAAGCAAGTGAATACCAATTAAACTTCTCAAGGTTTCAAGAAGGTATCAAAAGTATGCAAAGCCTTTTAAGCAATAGAACAGACTACTTACGTTCCACTGTAATGCTAAGAACACCTATCGGAAGATTTGTAGATTAAATGGCAGATGAATCAGGTTTAAATCCTTTTGTATTTCCACTGCAAGGTGGTTTAGTTCTTGACCGTTCTACTTTTGCTATGGAACCAGGGATGGCGTTAGAGTTGGAAAACTTTGAGCCTGACACTGGAGGTGGCTACAGACGAATCAATGGTTTTGAAAAGTGGAATACTAACGTAGTTCCACAGACAGCTAGTTCTACAGAACCTGTACTAATGTCTGCATATTTTGCAGGTAACAGTAAAGTAATTGCTGCTAGAGGTACAAGTATTTATGAAGCAGCTAGTGGTAGTGGTTCTTGGACAAGCATTGATAGCGGTAGAACTAATGCCATACGTTACTCTTTTGACAGATATAACTTAGCTGGTTCAGAAGTTATTGTGTGGGCTGATGGTGCTAATAACGCTACTAAGTACGATGGTACAACAGTAACAGATCTTAATGCTACAGGTGCACCATCTAATCCTAAGTTTGTAAAACATTTTAAAAATGCTTTGTTCTTTGCAGGTATGTCAGCCTCACCAGAAGAAGTTGTATTCACTGCTCCTTATACAGATAGTGACTTTAGTGCAGCTAATGGTGCAGGTTCAGTACGAGTAGATAGTAAGATAACTGCACTCTTTCCATTCCGTGACGAGCTTTATATTTTTGCAGAAGAACGTATTTATAAACTTGTAGGTAATACTATTGCAGACTTTGTGATGCAACCTGTAACAAGAGACATTGGCTGTCTTAACGGTTTTACTGTACAAGAACTTGCTGGTGAAATAATCTTCTTAGGTAGAGATGGTTTAAGGACTGTTGCTGGTACAGCTAAAATTAATGACGTTGAGCTTGGTACAATTAGCAGACCCGTTCAAGAGTTGTTTGAGGGTGAAACTGATGTCGATGATTTTAATAGTTTAGTTATACCAGATAAAACTCAGTATCGTATTTTCTTTTCTAAACCTAGCAGCCAAACACAAGCACAGACATCTGGTGTTATTGCAGTAAGAAAAGCTCAAGGTTATGAGTTCGCTAAACTAAAAGGTATTCAACCTGCAAGTGCAGATTCAGTAAGTGTTCAAGGGGATACTTTTGTATTACACGGTGGGTACGATGGTTACATCTATCGACAAGAAAAAACAAATAAGTTTGACGGTACAAATGTTATAGGACGTTATCGTAGCCCTGACCTTACTGCAGGTGATGCAGGTATACGTAAAGCATTTCAGAGAGTTATTATTAACTACTCGCCAACGGGAACAGTAAACTCCGATTTGTTTTTAAGGTACGATTACGAGTCACCTGATGCCCCTCGTCCAGCAGCTTATCCTTTTGATTCAACAAAGGTTGTTGCTATTTATGGTACAGGTACTTATGGAACTGCTACGTATGGTGGTCAATCTAATCCATTAGTAAGACAACCAGTAGAAGGATCAGGTTTTGCTGTAGCACTTCGTGTGGTTGATAACGGAGAATCCTCACCATACTCACTAAAGGGTTTCCAGCTAGAATTTGATGTAGGAGCAAGAAGGTAAATGGCAGGTTATACAAGACAGTCTACATATACAGACGGTGATATTATTCAGGCAGCAGACTCTAATGACGAGTTTGACCAGTTACTTGCTGCTTTCCATAATGCTACAGGACACAAACACAATGGCACTGCAGGTGAAGGTCCAGTAATTGGACTTATTGGTGATCCAGGCGTTGTTACTCCACTGAATAAAGTTGTTGTCAGTGATACTAATAATAGAGTTGGTGTCTTTGTAGATGTATCAAGCTCATCAGTAGAACAGTTTAGATTTCAAGATGGTGTTATTGTTCCTGTAACTAACAACGACATTGACCTTGGCACTAACTCCCTTAAGTTTAAAGATGGTTACTTTGCAGGCAATCTTACTGTAGATGGGAATATTACTCTTGGTGGTGATATTACTCTAGGTGATTCCGACACAGATAATATTGTAATCGGAGCAGAGATTAATAGCCATGTTATTCCTAACACAGATGATACTTTTGACCTTGGCAGTGCAACAAAACAGTGGCGTAATCTTTATATTGATGGCACTGCTAATATTGACTCTCTGGTAGCTGATACTGCAGATATTAACGGTGGTACTATTGATGGTGCTACTATTGCTACCTCAGACATTACAGTAGGCTCAGGTAAAACACTTGATGTATCTGCGGGTACACTTACACTAGCTAATGATCAGATCTCTGGTGATAAAGTTGAAGGTGGTACAATTGCTTCTATCACACTTACTTCAGCAGACATCAATGGTGGTACACTAGACGGTGTAACTATTGGTGGCTCTAGTGCAGGTGATATTACTTTTGCTAACCTATCGGATGGTACAATCACTGTCACAGCATTTGTTGATGAAGATAATATGTCTTCTGACTCTGCTACCCTTATTCCCACACAACAATCAGTTAAAGCTTACGTAGATGCACAAGTAACTGCACAAGACCTTGACTTCCAAGGTGATAGTGGTGGTTCATTAAGTATTGATTTAGATAGTGAAACCTTGACAATTGCAGGTGGAACTGGTATAACTACTACTGGTTCTGGTAATACAGTAACAGCAGCTATTGACTCAACTGTAGCTACACTTACTGGCACTCAGACTATTACAAACAAGACTATTGATGTAGATAATAATACTGTATCTAATATTGAAGTAGATAACTTTAAAGCTTCTGCTATTGTGATTGAGTCAGAAGGTATTGCTTCTAACGATAATGATACTACATTACCTACCAGTGCTGCAGTAAAAGATTATGTAGATACAGCAATTACTGCAGAAGACCTTGACATCACTACAGATTCTGGTACAATAGCTATTGATTTAGATAGCGA